CTGATAGGGTGCGGTCCCACAGCGAACCAGCTTGCCGGGGAAAAGGCATTTTACGAGGCGAAGATTGCTCTGTCGAAAGCGGCCTCCTCGCAGCCCGTATTTGAGATGGTTTCCGGCGATCCGACCAAGCCGATCATCCTGAACAATGTCTCCGCGATCCGCGTGTTTCAGATCCCGGTATCTGCGAACGGTGACGGCCTGCAGCAGTATCAGATGCGCGACTATACCGAGCCGTGGCTGAGGGTGATCCAGACGGCAGTGGGAACGGCGGCCCCATGGATCGGGGCATGGGGGATTGTCCATGAAGTCGGGAAAGCAGCGGGGGCGACAACCTCTTATTCGACAAACGTGAGTGGGACCGGGAACAGCGCAACCACGACGGCAATCGGCTCAATGGGCAACATTACCGGGAACCAGAACGCCGTGGCTACGCAGGCGGCGGACTCTCTTAATACGCCTACGACTACGACGGTCACGACTACGAACACGGATGATCATACGGTGACAACAACCGTTCCGGAGGCGCCATGAAAGAATTGATCTTGAACCGGCTTCGGGAAGCATCGACGTGGAAAGCGATCTTCTCAATCCTCTCAGGGCTTGGCCTGTTCACCCTGACCGATGCACAGGCGGATGCGGCGGCGGCAATGATGATCGCCGTCTATACATTCCTGTCGCTGATATTGCCCGACAAGTTCGGAAAGAAGGATGAGAAACCCGATAACGGGCCAAAGGACTGACGGCCCCAGAGAAAAGAAGGCAAGGGTGGTCTCGATCTCATTCACTTGGGATTGGGATATGTGGCTTGAAAGACTCTTCAAAAGAAAGGGGAAAGGCAATGAAAATCTTGTTACTGATAGTCCAGTTGATTCCGGCCCTGATCTCGTTGATCAAGGCGATAGAGGATGCGCTTCCGGCGGCGGGGCTGGGGGCGGAGAAGCTGGCGGCGGTTCGGAAGATCATCGAGGCGACGTTCGAAGGGGCTTCGGAGATTTGGCCGGTCGTTGAAAAGGTGATCGGGGTGCTCGTGTCCCTGTTCAATTCAACCGGAGTGTTTACGACAGATAAGTAGGTGACGCTATGCAAGCCGTTATCAAGACCGCCCCGACAATCGAGCCGATCAGCCTTGCTGACTTGAAGATGCACCTGCGTCTGGATTCGGAAACGCTTGACGGCAACCTGGCGCTGACGCAATCCCTCGCCTATGGATCGCATGGCATTTCAGCGGGCGGGCTTTATACCCATACAGGAACCGGCGTTGATGTCCTCGGCAAGCAGGCGGAAGTGCTTGTGCATCACGGAACCAACGGGGCCACCGGAACCGTAGATACGAAGATTCAAGAAGCCGATGCTCTGGCCGGTCCCTATACCGATTGGACAGGCGGGGCATTCACCCAGGTCACGACGGACGGGGCAGGGGCAACGGAGCCGGATAACGCAGATTACAAGAAGCAATACACCGGATCGAAGCAATACATCCGCACGGCCTCCAAGGTGCTTCTGGCAGCCTGTGAGTTCGGAACGTCCATCCTTGTCAACGCGGCGACCGTGGCAGAGGATGATCTTTTGACGGCGATCATACAGGCAAGCCGGGAGTATGTGGAAAACTACACCCGCCGGGCCCTACTGACACAGACATGGTATCTCTACCTCGACGCTTTCCCGGACTGCGACTACATCAAGCTGCCGTGGGGCAATCTACAATCCGTAACCTCGGTTAAATATAAGGACTATGAGGGCACGGAAACCACTATGACCGTCACGGATGAATATCTGGTGGAGACCAATGGGGAGGGAGTCGGGCGCATTGTGTTGCCGTATGGCGTGACATGGCCGACGTTCACCGCCTATCCGAGCAATCCGATCACGATCGAATATGTCTGCGGCTGGACTGCGGCGGCTTTAGTTCCCGAGGCGATTCGGGCAGCATGCAAGCTCGTTTGTGCGGACCTCTGGACCAACCGGGAAGGGCAATCGGTAGGATCAGCTCAGATTTACTTTGAGAACCCGGTGGTGCAACGGCTCCTTTACAGCCATAGACTCTGGGATGAATTTTGATGGTAATTTATAAGATCGAAAACAAAATAAAGGTATTTCGCTACTAAGAAAGCGGAGGCGGCATGAGTGCGGGGATTTTGAACAAAAGAATAATTTTAGAAGCCCCGGTCAAAACTTCGGACGGAATGGGGGGATTCTCAGAATCGTATAGCACAGTTGCAGAAGTTTACGCCGCCATCTGGCCCGTATCGGCCACGGACATCCTGCGGAATAATGCTCCGGTGATGGAGGTTACACATAGAATCAGAATCCGATATCGGAGCGTGATGAAGAGCGCATGGCGCATCTCATGGGCAGGACGGTATTTCAGCATCGTCTCTATTATTGACCCGAACATGAGGCATGAGTTTCTTGATTTGCTCTGTAAAGAGGCGACGGGATGAAAAATCTTTCAACAGCCATCTACACCCAATTCGGCACTTCTACGTTGTCGACCTATATCGGCGGGCGGCTCTATAAGGGCATGGCTCCGGATGGGGTGGAGTTCCCGTATGCCGTCTATTCGTTGGTTTCGGACGTGCCGGATAACGTCTTTGCAAAGCAGGGGGAGGAGGCGATCATCCAGTTTGACTTGTTCTCTATCCTGTCAAGCTCAACGCAAGTCGAGACGATGTATGATTATTTGAAAACGGCTTATGATGATTGCTCCCTGACCATCACGAGCACGACGCTGATCTGGTTCCGGCGGGATAATGCGATGCTCATGGTGGAGGACTACACGACCCCGGCAGGGACGCAGAAGGTGTGGCATTACGCCGTGGATTATACGGTGATCTTAGTAGCAAGTTGAGAAAGGGGAATGGAATGGGCTGTTGCGGTGGACAACCGGAGGAGAAAAGGCCTCCGATGAAAAACAAGAACATCATCGTCGTTCAGAGCCTTATCCGGGAACTTGGAGAGGAAAGCCTGCGCAACCCGGATGTGGTGGCGGACCTCATTCGAGCCTTTGGGATCGTTCAATGGGGGCCTGACGTATTTGGGGCCGACGAGGTGTTCAAGAACCCGGCGGAATCAATGGCCGGGATTTATCAGACTCCATGCCAGCTTGCTCGTGCATTGGTATTTTTAAGCGAATTAAAGATAGGCAGTTACCTCGAAGTCGGGGTGTTTCAAGGTGGGTGCTTCCTGTTTGTCTCGGAGTACTTGCGGCGGTTCAATCCGAAGATCGTTTGCCTCGGGATTGACCCGACGAATTACCTGAACCCCGAAGTCAGGGAAATCATCGACGTCGCCGATTGGATGAAGCACGCCAGCATTACCAGCGACCACATAGCCGGACGGAAGCACGACCTCGTTTTCATCGACGGGGATCATGGGAACGGGTGGCCTGCCAGAGATTGGAACAACGTCGGCAAGCACGCGAAAGTCTGCATGTTGCACGATATTCAAGGGCCGTCCTGCCCGGACGTGGTTGCTCTCTGGGAGGAGCTGAAAAAGGACAAGAAAAGGTCGTGGGTCGAGTTTCTTGAACACAACGCCCCTGCCCCGTTGCAGGGAATCGGCATCATCCATGAAAGGGGGAAAGCGTGAAAGAGATTCATTTGGTTATGCCTTTCTCTCGCCCGGAGAACAAGGGGAAGATCATGGATGCGTATCGCGGACTGAATGTGATCCTCCATCCGATCATGTTCGCAGACGAGACTATTGAGTTCGGGGAGCCGTGGATAAGGCCTTATGTCATAGACGAGCCGTCGAAGCTCTGTACCGTATTGATGCCGGGAACCTATAAGCGGAACCGCTGGATAGAGGCGCATGAATTGGAGCCGGAGGACTATTATCTTACCGTGGATGACGATGACTTCTACGAGCCCGGCGCCTTCGAGGAAGTCCGGAAGGAGGACGCCGATATAGTCATTATCTCGATGAAACGGGGGGTCCAGGTTCCGGAAGTGGCATCCCCCGAAAGGGCGTACCCGACTTCGACACTCGTTGCAAGCCCGGAGAATATGAGGATCGGGAGAATCAGCGCCCAGCAGATGTTTGTCAAAGGTAAGTTATTCAAGACGCATCCCCATAACGAGGAATCTCATTGTTGGGACGGGGAGCTGGCGGAACACTATCAGGCCTCGCATAAGAATACCGTGTTTTTGTCACAGGTTTACGCTCTGTTCAATTATTTTGAGCCGGGCAGGTGGACACCGGGGCTGAAAGTGTCGTTCGGCGTAATGACGAATTTGCCCTCCCGGCTGTCCATGTCCTTGCAGCAGTCGGAAATTGTCGGTGACCTCCATTATGTCAGCAACCCGAAGTCGGCCACAAAAGGGCTGAACAAGTTGCTGGACCGGATCGCCGTTGACGGCTCGGATGTGGCCATCCTGACGCACCACGACATGAGCTTTCGCAAGCCGTGGTTGCCAAAGATCAAAAATGAGTTGGCCGCCCTTCCCCCGGATTGGGTGGTCGCCGGAATCATCGGGAAGGACATGGAAGGAAGGATATGCGGAAAGATGAGCGACAGCAGGATTCCGGTTTTGTTTAATACTTCCGACATCCACGAATTTCCGGTAAAGGCGTGCTGCTTCGATGAATGCCTGATATTCGTTAACATGAAGTCCGGCTTCAGGTTTGACGAGGCACTCGACGGGTTCGACCTTTACGGAACGCTTTGCGTGTTGCAGACATGGGAGATGGGCGGGTCAGCTTGGATCATTGATTCCGGGGCATATAGCATAATGGCGGATACTGAACACGGCAACATGCAAGTGGATGTGGCTCTGGCCACGCATCATTGCACGCGACCGTTTACATGGTTCCCGGACAATAAATTTCAGAAGAATTTTAAGTGGCTTTATGACCGTTTCACAACTGCGGAACGGCTGGATACGACGGTGCTTGGCTTGCCGCCGGAAGATAAGAGGTTTGAAACATCGGCGGCATAA